GCAATTGAACGGTGAAACCATTTCTATTGGAACTACCGGCTACGTCCTTGACGGCAAACACCGACTCGCCGCCTTAGTGCTCGCTGCCCAAGAGTGGCAACGGAATCCAGAACGGTATCCGTATTGGTCAGAAGAGCCTACGTTGGAAGCCATTTTGATTCTAGGAATTGAAGAGTCCGCCGAAATGGTTAGCACCATAGGCGTCGGCAAGCCCCGGACCCTAGCCGATTCGATCTATGCATCTGGCCTATTTGACGACGTAAAGCGGTCCGAGGCGACCAAACTTAGCCGCATCCTAGAACATGCTGTGCGTCTGTTGTGGGATCGTACAGGAGCCCGGCAAGATGCCTATAACCCAAGGATCAGCCACTCAGAAGCGTTCTACTTTATTGAACGCCATCCAACTCTAATCCATTGTATCCGTACAGTCTTTCTGGAAGAAGGGGATCAGGATCGCCGGGTCAGTCGTTGGTTGCCGTTGGGCTATACCGCCGGACTGTTGTATCTGATGTCCACCTGTGACACCAAAATAGAAGCGTATCTAGAGGCCGCCGAGCCTGCCGAATCTTATTTGGGTGATTTGGTAAGCATGGATAAGGCTGAAGAATTCTTAGCCTGTATGGCCGACAAGGGCGAAGAGTTTAAACCATTGCGTCAAGTAATCCAGAAGCTTGAAAACAATGGCAATACCAATCCGGAAGAGCGGATGGTTGCAGTCATCAAAGCCTGGAACCTTTTCTTTCAGGGAAAACCGCTAACGGTCAAAGCCTTGGAAGTGAAAGTAGAAACGGTAGAGGGGCGTCGTCTTTTAGTTGAAGACCCGGTTGTGGGTGGTATTGACCAAGGATCAGATCAAAATGCTGAAGTATGAAGAACTCCGAAATCGTGAATTAGAACCATTCCCGCATATGGCAAAGTGGAATTCTTACAATCCGATTCGAATTGAAGAAGGCCTGCCTTATGAGATGTTTATTCACAAAGATGGAATCACGATCTACCTGTGTGAAGGAATGGACGAATCTACTTGGTACGAAGCTTCTATTAACGGACTGACTATTCAAGCCGGATTGCGGTGGTTGACGTCTGTTAAAGAAACTGTAACTCTTGGCAGTCTGTTAGATATTTATCCCATGAAATCCTGGGAGACCGGGCTGTGGGTTCGTTACTTTGAATTCATATTTACTAACCGTGGATACGTGTGATGCCGAAGCCTGTTAGAGAAGTGAAACGGATTGTGGTCCGTTATCAACTAAAGCGAGTAGACGACCAACTGTGGGCTCAAGCGTTTGACGTTGGCAACCAAAGATTCATAGAGGCTGATTTCTTTGGCGATTCATGTTTAGAAGTCCGAGCTGAGTGTACCCGGCGGGTCAATAATTGCTTTACAAATGAAACTACAAAATATAACAAAAAGGGGCTTGCCACTAAACGGTCATAAGTTATATTAAGGGGGTCAGGCCGGTTAGTCTGGTCAGTTTGTTTCTAACACAGAGAGAATGAAAATGCTGGATAGAGCATACACAATCCATCGAGACGATCAACTTACTCATTGCTACAGTGGGTTCAATGCCAACCCTATCGGAGCTTTCTTTGAGTTGCGAGTTCTTGAGTTTGGTCCTTTCTATTGTACTGAAAAAGAGTTGTCCTTAGCGATCATGGAATTGGTGCGGTATGCCGCCGATCAATATGATCGAGAAGATGCGACGGTTCAAGTTTTGCCGCTTCAACCGGCAAGGGACACGATTGAGTTTTGAGTTTGTTTGTTTGTTTGTTCTGTTTGAAACCTGTAAGGAGTTTAAAATGGTTGGTCTTCCGAATGAAGTGAAAACACATATGGTCGGGTTGCTTTGCTGTAGCCTGAAAACCCCGGATTACTGTGTGCCCTCTGTCATTCTCTATTTGGCCTGTGATTGCGACGCGAAAGTTTACAACCTTGTTACCGCATTGTTGAGCTGTGCGGAGTTGGCCGTTGTAACTGAAAACACGATCACCCTGACTCCACGTGGAGTAGAGTTGGCTACCGAGTTGGATGCCGTTCGCAAAGAACTTTTGGCTAAGAAAAAAGCTGAAGAGAAAGCCGAAACCTACCCGGCTCCGTCAGTTAACTAAGTGCCATGAGGCCGGGGTGGAACCGATCCGTTATTCGGTTCCGTTTGGTGGCTACGCAAGCCACTCAGTTAGAACGTTGTTATTGAGTGTAGGACGCCAGTATGAAAAGTATCCATCGCTACGATTCGGCATACGCTAAAGGGTTGGCCAACGGTTGGAAACCCAATACTTACCGGATCGTCAGCAAGAACGGCGGTTATGCCCTTGAAGAACAGGGCATCAGTATGCCAAACGGTGATTTGATTTGGAAGCAGGTTGCCTGGAGTTGGCAAAAAGAAGACATGGACGCTGCCTTGAAATTGCGAACCGTGTTTGTTTGAGTTGTTTGTTTTTCATTCTCAATGTAAAGAAGAGATAGTCATGACCAGTACACTTTCCCAGCGTCGCAAGCAATTAAAGAAGACCAGCAACGATCCGGCCCACTTGGTTGTGATTGCTAGGGCTGGAACCGGCAAGACGACCACGTTGGTTGAGGGGCTTAAGATCGTACAGGGCTTAGAGCCTGCCATTGTGCCGTCCGTTCAGCAAGAGGCCATTTGGTCCGAGTTGGCCAAGTCCAAAGGTGTCGGCTCGGTATGCTTTGCGGCATTCAATAAGTCTATCCAACTAGAACTTCAGAATCGAGTGCCTAAAGGTGTCCGGGCTGTGACCATGCATGGGCTTGGATTTGGGGCAGTTGGGCAGTCCTTTAAGCTGAACCGTAAGGATGCCGTGAATGGTTACAAGAGCCACATAATCGTTGAAGAAATCACCGGCAAAGATATCCGTAGTTTGGACATCTTGATGGTTAATGCCGTTACTAAGTTGGTCGGGCTGTGTAAAGCCAACTTGACCACCCCGGACTACGACACCCTCATGGAATTGGCCGGTCAATATGATATTGAATTGAACGGTTCTTCTTCTGAGATCTTTGAGCTTGTTGAAAAGGTTTTGGACATCTCGAAGAACCAAGTCAATCGCCATGGATTCATTGATTTCAATGATATGATTTGGTTGCCGGTTATCCATGGCTTGCCTGTGTTCCGTTACGACCTGTTGTTAATTGACGAGGCCCAAGACTTAAACCGTTGTCAACAGGCCTTAGCCCTTAAAGCCGGTAAGCGGATTGTCCTGTGTGGCGACCCTTGTCAAGCTATCTATGGTTTTGCCGGAGCCGATTCCAAGTCCTTGGATCGCATGCAAGAAGTCTTGGGTGCAACCGACGAAGGTTGTCAAACGTTGCCGCTAACCGTGACTCGGCGTTGTGGTAAGAAGATTGTAGCTGAGGCTCAAAAGTTGGTACCCGATTTTGAAGCCCATGAATCCACCGGAGAAGGTAAAGTTTTGACCGTTACCAAGGAAGGCAAAGGGCAGGTGGTTCCGGCTTACCGGGATACGGTAAACGATAAGGATATGATTCTATGCCGCACCAATGCCCCTCTAGTTAGCGAGTGTTTCAAACTCATTAGGGCTGGACGCAAAGCCAACATTCAAGGGCGAGACGTTGGCAAAGGTTTGATCAATATGGTTGAACGTTTCAAAGCCCGTAACATTACGCAACTGTCTGAGAAGTTAGAAGCTTGGTACAACACTGAATTTGAAAAGGAGAACAAAAAGAAATTCCCTTGTGAGGCCCGTCTTATTGCCGTGTCTGATAAGCGTGATTGTTTAGATTGCTTCATTAAAGAGGCAAAGAACCTGCCCGATGTCACCAAACGTATTCAGGAGATTTTCAGCGACGAATCTAAAGGCGGTATCCTGCTCAGCTCTATCCATCAAGCCAAGGGCTTAGAGGCAGAACGGGTCTTCTTTCTTATGCTTAAAGAGGCACCCATTCCGCATCCAATGGCCAAGACCAGTATGGCCAAAGAGCAAGAGTACAATCTGCTCTACGTTGGTATTACCCGAGCCAGTAAAGAGCTTGTGTACGTTACCAACTAATTCTCTCCCACGGCTCTCCTAGGTGTCCTTTGGCGGGGTAAATGGCCAACGTGTCGCCTACCTAGTCGGAGGACCCTAGGAGAGAGTTTATGTCTGTTCTAATTACCCTTTAAAGGCATCAGTTATGACCCCTACACAAAAGAAGCGACTAGAAGAAGAGTTGCGGCAAGACACAGTGATTTTGCTTGACATCATTTGGGCTATGTCAGAACAAGAATCTATGGAATCGTTGGCCCAACGTTCTGGCCTTTCGGTGGCAACTTTGTATCGCTTGTGGGGTGGCATCTGGAGCCGACCCCAATTTCTTACGATCCAGAAATTGGCCTTAGCCGTTGGCCTAGAAATTCGGCTTGCCAAAGACGGTATCCGGGCTTCATTAGCTGACTAGCTTACAGGCACAAATCTAATAAGACAGGCTCAGTGATGGGCTTGTCTTTTTTCGTTTATAGGCGTGAACTCTACATCAAACCTATTCAACCTATGGACCTGATACCCTTTTCCTGAAAGAAAGGCTATGAGTAGATTCAGGTAGTCTTGCCGGTCGCCATATTCAATAGTCAAGAATCTGAAGGTTGTAACGTTCCAGTCGATGCCTTTCAATGCTTCTAACTCTGCCCCTTCAATATCAATAGAAGCGTAGTCAAAGTCGTGGCGTCCAGGTCCTAATAGATAGGCCAAGGTTGCCGGGCGAACCTTATAGACGTTTCTTGTTTTGAATTCTTTGGCAAAGTAATCCGCGTTATGAGGCAGTCCAGCAATCCGACTAAGCAGGTTGTCGCCGTTGCCGGGGTACTCGTATTCGACGTCCTGTGTAGAGCTCCAGACGACGGCTTCTAAGGTTACCGAGTTGGGGCGGTTGCGGTGGCAAGCCATAGCTAAGACAGGATTAGCCTCTACCAAAATGCCGGACCACCCAAGCTCTTGTTCTAGGGTTAACGTGTTAGAGGTTTCTATGCCATCGTAGGCACCAACTTCAAGAAAGTATCCTGGACCTACAAAGTCTTTCCAGGTCGGTAGAATGCTTTCAATAAAGTATTTATCTTGTTCAATTTGGCTGTGGTATTTCATGGAATAAATACTTTCTTAGCGTTGGGGCACATAACAGGGATATTTCCCACCTTAGCAATTTGTGGAGCCTGTCGGGGATCGCTCTCAACATAGAGCTGGAGGTTGAGTTGTTTGCAGACAGAACCTTTCCATTCACCCATAAGATGTTTTCTACGTTCTGCTAAGGATTCCCATGGACCCATAACTAACTTACGAAATTGAATTTTATGGGTAGCTAACCAAGCCTCTGTCTGTGGCCGATACTTTTCTAACCGAGCGGTGATAATGGCCCCGCATACACCACCCCGATATAAGTAGAGCGGTGGAGTGGTTGTAAGGAATTGTAAATAACGTTCGCCGTCATCGTCTGCTTCACGACTGCAGTCTGGACAGAATAAACCGTCTATATCAAATCCGGTTGGATACTTGCATAATAGATTTGAACCGAACATATGCCACATAAAATAATGAGGCAAAGGTAAATCTATGGCTACAAGATCTACGCTAGAAGCTCCAGTAGGAGTGGAGTAGACAGCGGCGGTTCCTATGATTCTTGGATCTGGAGTGGCAGAGACTGCTCGTTTAATAGACCAACCGCTGTTGATAGAATCCTCAATGACAACAATCTTAGTATGAGGATAGTTGATATAAGAACGGACTCGGCGTCCTCCACCTAACTTGTTGAGTTCGCCTTCGTAGCATTCATAAAGAGGTAGTCCAAGATTGGTAGCCACATGACTCGCCGCTAACATGCCACTTCGGGGCACACCTGCGATGGCGTCACATTGTGGCCAACGTTGGGCAATTAATCCGGCGAGCTTAATAGAGTCTCTGGCTAGATCTTGGTTATCTAGAATCTGAACTCCATTTAATTGGGTAGCACGAAGACGACGAGGAACAACACGGTTGACAGGAATCATATTGAAATCCGGGGGGAAGATTCTACAAACCTAGAACAGAAACCTAATGCTGCCCCAATGGCTTGGTCCATATCATAGTAACGATAATTTCCAAGCCTACCACCTAGATAAACGTCGTCGTCTGATTCAATCAGAACTCGGTATTTCTTATGAAGAATTAGATTTCGTTTAGTTGCTATGGGATAGAAAGGTTCTAGGCCCCGATACCATTGTTGAGGAATTTCCTTAGTGACAATTGTTTTGTCTCTTTGGAGTTTTAAGAAATGGCTGTGCTCTATGCTTCTAGTATGTGAAGTAAGAAGATCGCAAGAATTGATAATAGCGTTGCCTTGTAGATTTGAAACGTTGTGCGTTGTATGTTCAAACCTTAAAGAGCGGTATTCCAATTCGCCAAATCTGTAATCTAAGAATTCATCTGGAGGTCCGGTATAGATGAGATGCCGAGCCCCTTTCTTCCAGGAAGTCTTATCAAATGATTCGTTGAGCTTGATAGTTATCTTTGGGTGGTACAGCATATTCTCAACCATCGCCGTGTATCCATATAGAGGAACACCTTGGTAGAGGGCTGAGTAGTAGTTGTCGTCGTACGTTAATCGGATTGGTATTCTTTTTAGAATTGAGGCCGGTAAGGTTCTTGGTTCACAGCCCCATTGTTTCTTCGTGTACCCATAGATCAAGGTTAGGTAGAGTTCGGGGCCTAAAGTAGCTAAGGCCCACTCTTCGAGGTTTTGGGGATCTTGGATGTTTAACCTCTCCCGCTTTAGTCGCTCTGTGGCTTCCTGTGGCGTCCGAACGCCCCATAGCTCGTACAAAGTATGGAGGTTAATGGGGAGAGAGAACAGGCGATTCCTGTAGACTGCTTTAACCCGGTTAACAAAAGGGCTAAAGGTTGCAAATTGGTTAACATAGGCCCAAACCTTTTCACTATTGGTATGGAAAACATGGGGACCGTATTCATGGACCTGGATGCCATCCTGATTTGAGGTATGGCAATTTCCGGCAAGATGGCTTCGGCGGTCAATAATAAGAACCGATTGTCCGGCCTGAGCTAACTGTTGGGCACACGTAGCTCCGTAGATTCCGGTACCAACAATCATCCAATCATATCTCATTTAATCTTTCCTGGATAAATAGCTGGACCCATTAGAATCGCATGCCACATTCCTTCTATGGACCAAGCGTCAATCGGAGTAGTGAATTGTTTGTATTCTGGTCCTTGGCTGTCTAGTGCCACAAGTAACCGAACGTAGAATTCTCTTGAGCGATGCAAAATGTTTTCTTTTGGAATTGCCCACATTGCTCCGTATCCAAAGTAGTAAGGAACCGGCAAAGGGCAATCAAACACTTCTTCCCAAGCTTCTTCAAACCAACGTAAGTTTGATTTGGGATTCCGAGAACCAAAATGCATAAAGAGTCCATAGCGAATTTCATAGGGACCAACCTTAATGACTAAGTCCTTATCCTTAATATTCTGTTTTGGAAAGTGTGGACTGTAGTAAGGAGTTAGACTTGTCGGAATCGTATGTTTGAGTTGGAGTAGTCCAAACAAATCAGGGGCGTGGAATAAGGCATTGCCCTGAACGGTAAAGGTTACGTCGGCCAAAGAATCATAGTTCTCAACTATATGAGTTAAGAAGGCATGGGCTTCTCGTCCAACGTTGGGCAGTTGAGTAACGTGTACTCGTGGGTCGCCGATGTCTTGGTAGTCGTTACCTTTGTTGTAGATGGTAATGCGATCTATGTTTCTTGGGGTACCTAAGATCCAAGTCAAAGATTCGTTGTATCGTGCAACTACTAATTCTGCTTTAAGGTTTGGTCTAATATGTTTTCCTTGATTTTTACTTTTGATTTCAGCTTCTTCTTGTTGAAGATCGATTTTGAGTAAGTCTAAAGCAGGTTGAAAACAATCTATTGGAAAGTTTGAAGTAGTCCGATCCATAAGGATTTTATCGTCTATTAGTTCAAATCGAACTGTCATTGTTTTGAGGGGTTTCATTTAGATTTTCTGAAGGAAGGGCTTCACCGCAAAACCATACAACATAATCAAGTTGAGGCATCCGAATTTTACGGAGTTTATTTGTAGGAATATCAGCGTCAGTAATTTCACACCAATCCCATTGTTTTCTTAAGATATTGTTTTTGAATACTTGTAAGTTTGGGGCATAGTCGTGAGCCATAACAATATCGCCCGGTTTTGCGATGTTTGCTATGATTTTTATTTCTTTTCGTTTATTGCCGCCATCACAAAGAATAAGGGTTCTGCCAGGACTAGTAATGAATTCTGTGGTATCTGGTAGGTTGTCTTTGGTCAATGGGTCTGTGACTTTCCAGTCTATATTGAATTTGGTTAGAACGTTTCGTTTTGGACAAGGTTTGATGTCGTGGGTTCTGATTGGGATATCGGGAGCTAGGTCCCGTAGCATTAAAGTGAATCCGCCTCCGGCTGTACCAATTTCAAGAATTCGTATGGGTGGGTATTTGGCAAGTAGATTGATGAAAGCGGATTGAACTTTAGGATGTTGTTGAATTGGTAGCCCGCGATAGATTCCCCGTCCTCTGCGGATCTTAGTCATGACTATTCCATTGGATCGCCAATGTTCTTTGGATGCTTTTGTATGCCAAAAGTGAAAGAGAGGTCCGGCTAATCTAATATGAGGAATCCGAGAAAGAAATTCGTTGTCTTCAAATCCCCATCCTTTAAAACTTTCATTCATTTGATATTTGAGAAATAGATCAGATCGGACAATCCACATGCCTCCTGGAGCGGGTTTAGTTCTTCGATTTCGAAACATACGACCAGAGGGCCGAGCCTTTGGTGAAGTCTTTAGAACCTTAGTAGATTCTATAGATGTCATTCTACAGACACTATTATGTGGAATATAAAGAAAATCATACTGTTCAGCTAACCGGATTGCATGTCGTAAAGACCAATCGCAAATGAAAACGTCTGCGTCGGCGATCACACAAATATGATTCGGAAATTGTTCAATTGCAGTATTGAGGATTTTTGATTTGTTAAATGGTCCTATTGTTTTGTCTGTTTCTATGTGAACTGCTTCTGCTCCAAAGCGGTGGGTGTAATATTTCACTAACCATTCAAATCCAGCTTTGCGATCAGGACTAGGACGCCAAGGAATAATGATTTTAACAGGTAATGTCATTTTTCTACTGAACTTGGTTTATTGAATTGTTCTTGTAAGAAGGTTTCTACTGCCCCTTTGTATTGTGAATCTGTATGATTCAAAACTTTATGAGGCGTCTTAATTATTTTGTGCTTACTAGCTACTCGTAAGTAGCGTCGTCCCCAATCTTCTGCGATACCTGAAAGATTGGAATTAAGATACAAACATTCCCAATTTCTATACTGACCAGTCATTAGGTTTAAATCTTTTACCATTTGTAGAAAAGATTCAGAAATAATAGGTTGAGGCAGATGAGAAGCGAAGTCATATGTGGGTCTGTTGTTAGTAAATAGCCACCGATAGGCATGGAGGCGTGTCTTGCCCCACGCATTCTTAGGCTTCCACTTTTTGAAACGTTCTTGGCTTACATGTCGGACGTATTTGGGAACAGTTGCTTCTTGAACTGTAAATGGTTTGATCCAATAGATATCATCCATCATCCAGACGTACTGTTCTAACTGATTTGCCGCTGTTAGAAGCTTATGATAACAGTCTCGGAAAGCATGAAACTCTTGCCGTTTGATTCTTGGGCAATGGATCATTTCTCCGACGTACCAATCAGGCTGATCTCCAACCACAAGTATCCGAGCGTTTGGATGGTGGTGTAAGACAGACCGGATAGAGTATTTAAGCTCATCGCCTACGGCTCCACCTGCCCAATACGTCCATACAAAGGGCCAATGTTTAATTCCTACGGCATCTCGAGTTTGGTATTCGTGAATTGCCCTAAAGATTCCTAGTTCAACCTGCTCTTGGGTAACTTCTGGAAACTTTTTACGAATTGAGTTATAGAACCAACGAGTTAATTTGTCTTTATTTTCTAAACACTTAGCATCAGTCCAACGATTCATCGCTGATATGTAATCTTTACAGGCACATCCATCCTCTGGATTAGCCCAAGCGTTATTCTTGACAAGGATATTTCCAATACCGTCCTTAGCTAAATCTATTGAAATATCTCTTTGCAATTCTTCAACTTCTTTTAATCTTTCTTGTATATTCTCTGGATAAAGATGTTGATAAGGTTGTCCTAGCTTTTGTAAAGTGATTCTAGCGAGACCAATCGTCACAAGGTTTTCAGTTTGTGGATTTGGTTGCTCTTTGCAAGCCTTACAGGATTGGGAATTGGTCGGAATAGATTGTTTGGCAAGAAGAGTAGCTACGGAACAATTTCCGTCAGTTAAATGAGGGCAAGGCATGATAATAGTTAGATCATCGGGGGAAGAATCAGTTAACTAGAGTCCGCAAGTGTTTATGATTTGTATCCAATTGGTACCATCATATTCATATACACAATCTCCCGGACAAGTTGTAAGTGTAATGTCATGGTTACAGAAAGCTGTAAAGATTTGACCTGGAAAAATACCGGCTCCAGGGGCACCCGCACACTTACAATCTGGATCGGGTGGTTCTGATGGTGTTGAATATGAACTTGAGTAGCTTGCTGATTCTGAAGAAAAAGAAATAGATTGGCTTAAAGATTCGCTAGAGGAAGTGCTTTGGGAAACACTAGAAGAAACACTTTGAGATTGGCTAGATGAAACGCTTTCGGAAATACTAGAAGAGGGGATAGATTCGCTATAACTAATAGACGGATCACTATATGAAATTGATTCACTTAAAGACTCACTTAAAGAACTGCTAACAGATTCACTTATAGATTCACTTAAAGAACTACTAACAGACTGGCTTTCTGAACTGCTGACAGATTCACTTAAAGAACTACTTATAGATTCACTAGAAGAAACACTTTTGGATTCACTAGAACTTAATGATTCACTAAGAGAACTACTTAATGATTCACTAAGAGAACTACTTAATGACTCACTTGACGATACCGAAACACTAAGTGATTCGCTTGACGACAAGCTACTACTCGGTTCGCTCGACGAATACGACGATGAGACACTAAGGGATTCTGACGAAGATTGTGACTCTGAACTGCTTTGCGAACTCGAGGAACTGCTAAAGGAACTGGAGGAGCTACTACTACTTGACGAAGAACTGCTACTACTAGAAGAGCTGCTTCCCAGACAACAGGTACAATCCCCTGAGCGTGGACCATGCCATCCCATTTAGATACCTTTGGGGCAGGGGGCTTGTATTGCATAGTATTTTCCGTCTTGGAGATTACATAAACCCTTGTCTTCTTCTAGTAAACCAATAGCCCATCCGCTTGGATCATATAGATTGTAAGGATCCTCTCCTACTTGATCTCCAAACACTTCTCCATTGAGTTTGTAAATTTCTGCTAAGGCTACCCCTTCGCCCATATCTTCAACCAATTTGAATCCGAAGATTACATCGGAGGTTGGAATAAAGAAATACTGACCATGTTGAAGAGTAATCCAGACCTTAGTACTGTCTTCGATATACTGATTTGTGAAATCATGGGCTAGACGATACTGTGGAGGGTCGTAAGGTACGACAGATAGGGATTGCTGCCCCACTGCTTCGGCATAAACCGGACGACCTAATTTGACCCAGAAAGTATTAGCTGGACGATCTGGATAAAGGGCTGAACTTTCAATTTCCGAAATGGGGTCGTAGCCGACTGTAATTCCGGCTCGTACGTCTTTGGCTGAAACCGAAGAATAATTACGGATTGCCTGTGCTACCGCTTGGTCAATTAAAGCGGGAACCCGATTTCGCCATTGTTGGAGTTCTCGTATGGCCTTTTCTGACCAAATAAAGCCTTCGTTACGTGTCATGAAAACGGTCCAGGTAATGTAGTGGGCATTCCGGGGATACCAGCAAAATCAATCTCTCGTTCTACCTTGAAAATATTCCACTTCATATCACCAGTGTTTTCTGTGCCGTCACAACTGAGTCTAACTGGTTCATTTAAAGGTACGTCATTATCGCCTGCTTTGGCTTCCTTAGAGGCAATGACTCCGGCTACCTTTAGAGGGGCTTTACCCTCATTAGGAAGAACAGTGTACCATCCTTCTAGACCGGCTAAATCAGATCCAGTACAAATGTTCGTTGTTGGATTTTTGACTCGTCTAATATGAAACTCGAAATCGTTTTTGACGTAAGCCAACGGACCAGCGTAGGCTACACTCCATCGCCAAGAAGCGAGCTTAGCTTGTCGCTTTTCTAAGCCCCAAATTGCTACCTCATTAACCTTACCAATCATTTGAGCTCGGAGCCCTAGATTGATGGTTGGAGTGTTATAGCTAATGGAGAGGCCGTCAGTGTTAGATTGGACTGTGGGTGGCTGTGGGTAGGGTTCGCCTGCCGTGTTAGCTATGGGAGCGTCATCCACGTCTCTAAATACGCTCTCGGTCTCTCCGATAAACGACCCGGCTATAACCGGAGGGTCACTTACCGGGTTGGACCTAGGATCTCCTTGGGATCTCTCCGACGTTGCTGTTGACCAAGTAACCGTGACCTGCCACTTAATACACTTCTCGAGTCCGCTGCCAAGATCATATAGAATTTGTTCTTGGGGGTCGGCAGAGGCACCATCTACAAAAGACCAAAGGTCGTATTCACCATACCAGTAATAGGCATTTCCAAAACCTGGAATTCCAGGGGCGTTCATTACTGCTAAAGAACCTTCAGCCAAAGAAGCAATGACTTGAAAGGTTGCTTTATACGTCCGATTGAATTTCTTATCTACACCACCAGAAGTCTTGAGTGGCTTAGCTATTCCGACAGTCATAGGTTACTCTTTAGATGGTGTCAAGATCATCGGCGACAGCAAGTTGCAAAACATTAGGATTCGGTTGATTCCTTAATCGCTCTGCAAGCAATTCTAATACACCAAGAAGCTTGGTTTCTGTTTCCTTAGTACGACTCCGTCCTTCTGCTTCTGTAGCTTTTCTGGCTTCTACTTTGGCTAAAGCAGGATCAGCTCCCTGCTCATTGACCATAATGTTTTCGCGAGCCTTACTTCTCATACCAATTAGATCTTCTTCAAGGCCTTCTCGTCCAATTCCGAACTCTGACATCTGAGGTCCGTTCATGGCCATCCAAAAAGCGTTAGCTTCTTGGGTAGCCTCCTGGAGGCCTTTGTTAAGTGCGTCGATTCCGGCTTCAAATGTTTCGGGTTTAATTAAACCTTTGTCAAGGAGGTCTTGAAGTTCTTGGGCTTGGTCAATCGCCTTATCGGTTTTCGAACGGTACTGTTCGTCTAAGGCCTTCCCACGGTCGATTTCTCTCTGAGCCTCTGCGGCCGCCTGTTTGGCCTCTTCCCGTTTCTGTTGGATTGCCCTAATCTGTTCATCAAAGAACCTAGCTGCCTCTATAAGTTGAGGGTCCACTCCCTCTTGTTCCATCTTCCAGATTTCATTATTCTTTTCGCCATCTGGATCCTCTTCCTGTGCCATAAACTTAAAGCGTTCTTGCAAAGAGCTTAGGTAATCCCTGTTCTTTTGATGAGCAGCTTCTTCTTTCTTAATACGCTCGTCAATAGTTTTATTGATTTCTTCTTGTTCTCTGCGTTCTTGTTTGATAAGATCAATCTGTTCTTGGTACATTTTGGATTCTTCTATAACGGCGGGGTCTACCCCTTCCCGTTCAAGATCCCAAATCTTACGATCCTTTTCGCCCTTTGGATCGTTCTCTTGTACCATAAAATCCAAAGTATCTTTGAGGGACTTTAAATGATCGTCACCTTTCTTTTTAAGCTTCTCTTGAGCTTCAATTTGTTTTTCTAATTCACGGTTGATAGCTTCTTGGGCATCTCGTTCAGCCTTTTTAGTTGCTGCGGTTTTCTCTGCCTCAAATCTAGCCGCTTCCATCTTAGTTAGAATTTCTTCTGCGGTCTTGGCTTCAAAACCATCTAACATCATAGCGGTACCAGCGGCAAACTCTCCCATTGAGAATCTAGCTGCCCCGATGATAACCTTATTGATGTCAATGAAGAGACCCAATAAGACAACGGCAAGATCTACCACAAATCGGATCTGTTCTTTAAACTCTCCGGCCGGAGGAATCCATTCAAGAACATAGTCAGCGATGACTTGTACCAATGGGGCAAACTCTGCCGCGAGTTGCGTAAACCAACCACCCAAGGCGTCAGTCACCTTACTCATAGAATCGTTGGCTGATTGGATCGCTTCTGCTTGAGCGTCCGTAATGGTTAAGCCATAACGTTGAGCCCATTCTTCGGCTTCTCGAAGGGCCTCGGCTTGACTTGTAAGGGCAAGAACAACTTCTTTAGAATTTTGACCAAAGATAGTTTGGGCTATGCGAGCTCGGTCAGCGTGACTGCCATAGTTTTCCATGGCTTTAGCAACGGCTCTAAATTGCTCCGTAGGAGACATAGAAGCCATCTGTTGAGCACTTAGGCCAAGGTCTTTAAATGCTTTCGCTGCCTTACCGCCACTCTCAGCCGCTTGGCCTACCGTCCTTTGAAGACGTTGTAATGCCGCCTCTGCCTTAGAGGCATCCATACCGGCTACTTCTTTAAGAGCATGGGAGAGTGACTGCAAATCAGTAACACTTTCTCCCATCGCCGCTGCTCGTTTGGCTACGCGATCTAATGAATCAAATTCTCCAACGAGCCTTTTGATTCCTTGGTACATCGCATAGATTGGTCCAAGAGTAACCGTTAGGGCTCCTGCGATAAGTAGAATGATAGGTAAGAGTGAACCACTTGCTGCTACAAAGGCTTTAACAGAACCCACCAAACCACTTATCGTTCTTGAGACAGATCCAATAGGTCCGGGAAGACGGCTCATTCCACCAGATAGGTTATCCCATACCTGTTCATTCTTCTTAACCTTTTCATGAGCCTCATTAACTTCTTCTACCGTCTTGGTATAAGATTCTACAGTCTTTTCTAAACCTGCCATAGATCGGCGAGATTTGCCAAAGATACTTTCCATCAATTCTTGTTGACGGATTTGTTCTTCGGTCATACCAACTGTGGAATTCGTTTGTTCTTCTAAAGCCTTTTCAGCTTCAACAACCTTATCAACTTCGGCGGCGATGCCCTTATTGCTTTCTGTCAGTTCCTCCATTGCCTTTCTGGCACCTGCCAAAATATCAATCTGGCTATCTTGAGCTTCTGAATATTCTACGACCGAAGCAGTCGTTTCTTCGATAGTTTGCTTTAATCCTTTTTGAAGCTCATTGAAACGTTCTATTCCTCTTTCTGCTTCTTCTGCAGATAATTCAAAATCACTAAGATCTCCGACCAATTGGACGACTAGTTTCTCGATTACGTTTTCCACTTGTCTGTCCCTTTAGATTGATCGCACTTGTCCAGATTGCTTTGCTGCGTTCCCAAGCTGACTTAGATTCTTCCTCTTTAGATTTTGGAGTGCTAAACACAAAATCTATTAAGAAAGATTTGATCGTCTTTTTCTTACGACCCTCAGTATCTTCTAATACACAAGAAACTTCTCTAGCGATTTGTGCTAGATACCAATCTTGTTTTGTTTGTCGATTCCATTCTTCATTAAAGTAAGCCACCCACAAGAGATATTCCCTGTGGGTGGTTTCTTCCATCGTCTGAGCCAATCCGCGACCGGTATTTTCTGCTATCCGTAACCAAATCGAAAATTGGCTTACTGCTCCTTTAGCGTCACTGCCTTCAATTCTTTTTGGAGATCCTTATATTTGTCCTCTGAAAGAGAGGCTACCCACGTCTTGAACTCCTCGGTGTTAATAGGACAACCGGGTTCTTTGAGTAGGTCAGTCAATACCTTTTGAGGCGTTGTGGTCTCTTCCAAGAAGCTTATTTGTTTAGCTGCCACAAATAGGCGTTGGACCAGTTTGTCGTTCCAGGACTCTACGACAGACTGTGGGACCGCTTTACCGGCCTCGGTGGTAATACACATAGACACAAGAAGCGGAGCTAAGTCGGCAACGTTCTTAAGGCCTTCAACCTTACCATTAGCACCATAGATAACCCGACTGATCCGTTCGTTTTGAAACTTCTTAGCGGTGGCCCCACTTGCTTCTTTCAGGAAGTATTTGGTGCCGTCCACTTCGAATGGAATTTCAATAGGTTCTAGGTCTGAAAAATCAAGAACAGGAATCTCTCGCATAATACTTACTTTTTGAATCTTTGGGGGGAGGGGAACTAATGAAACAGATCTTATGAGCCAGAAGCCGGAGTATAAACTGGAGCGACTTCTGCCCCTTCGAATTCGTTGGTAGGAACGATGGTAACCGTAACTTCGGGCTGTGTGCCTTCGGCTAAGGCATTAGGCTCTACCGTCTTAAGGAATCCGACAAAATCATAAGTTGATCCATCTGGCCAATGGAGGGTGATCCACTGTACCACGTTGATCATCGCAAGGATCCCTTCAAACATAGCGGGATCGTATGCTGCCGTTACCTGGATCGGCGTCAAAGTCTTAAGACTTCGGGGAGCCGACGTCCTCCACTCTTCATTATGTTGAGTGGTGATATCAATAGCATCGCCACCTTCAATACCCGGTGGCTTGACTGTCTTTTCCCAGAGGCCGATTGCACTATCTTCGGCAAAGGCGATAAGGCATTGGTACCCGTCGGTCAACTTAAGACCAACCGGAACGACGCGAGCAGTAGTGACCATTTATTTGTCCTTATGACACAAGGCGGATGGAAGCGATAACGTTCAAACTGTATACGAAAAGAACTTCTTCGGGTTGTTCTTTTCCGACTCTTATGATTGGGCTTGAGCTTGTGATTGCGTCAATAATATACTGGATATCCTCAATGAATACTATCTTTCTCCAATAAGCATTTGTCTCAGTCAGTAGTTTGTTGGCTTTTTGATAACCTTCTTGCTGACTTGGATGTCTTATTAGAAATTGAATTCCATAGTGTTCTTGGGCTTCCCCATCAACATGAGTTTTTCCTCTAACAAATCCAGTTGTATCTAAGACCGTGATATTGGCTGTGTTAGTGGGCTGATTGTTGTTCACATAAACAGGCCATCCGGCTACTCCGGGGGCATCGCCTAACAGATCGTCTATTAGAGCCTGTTGGATAATTTCAGCCGGACTGTTAAAGAGCTCTCCGCTCATGTTACTTCTTTGAGTATTTGGATTTGATAAGGTTGCCCATTTCCTTAGACAATTCTCTGGCAGGTTGTTCTAGAAATTTGGGTTGGCCCACTTTAAAGGGTCCAGGCATTTCATGGACATAGATCCCATAGAATTGGGTGAATCCTACGGTATATTGAACTTTGTTTGGATTCTCAAGATTGTCTTTTCTAGTGAATCCGCTGGCTCGTAATGCCCCCGTATCAACTGGAGCCAACTTTTGGGCCTCTGCTTGAAGAACATTAGCTGCAAGCAACAGGCCTTCTTCTAGATTTGATTTGAGTCGTTCTTTAACGACTGCCATAGAGGCTTTGAATTTAGCGGTCATATACCTGCGATCCAAAGTTTTTCGGAATTATCTACGTCTTGAAAAGAAGATACATTCTTAATCTTAGTTTCATTAGAAGGGGTAGTTGGTCGGTCAGCATAATTTCCTAACCATAACCATCCTTCTTCTACTACTTCTACGGCAAGGAAAACCCTAGTAGAAATCTCAAAGGTTTTGCCACTCGGATTGGTCATTACGGCTCGTTTGTTTTCCCATTGGCATTTGAGCTCCTCGGGAGTCCCTGGAGAAATAGACCCAAACTTATCAATGTCTCCGGGTGGCCAATAAACGCATCGTTGTTTTAAGAGCCCATGTAAGATATTCATCTGTCGGTTCCTAACCATGTTAGGGATACAGGGCCTTCTAGGATACCTACCAAACAACGGCTCGTATCTAACTGGATCGCTGTAAGTCCGTAGGAACTGTCCGAGAGCCTGCCTTGGCCTTGTGGACGAGTGTACGACGTATTCGCTCCTGCGATGCTTTTGGAGGCTATAGAGACCCCTGTAGTAACTCCGGCCATATACGCAAAATGGGCGGACAGATACCGTTCGATTAACTCCAAGCGAGCGTCGTCTAAGGTTGCACAAGCGGCAAGATCATTGACAAACACATGGGCTGTTTCCATGTAAGCGTCAACGTTAATAGTTTCGTCAATTTGAGCTACCGCTCGGACCTGACTAGCTGTTGTCCGCATTTGATGCCCTTCGCACTTCAAGCGTGCCATTAAGAATAAGAGTTCGAGGTTCTAAAGACCATAGAGTCCAGTTACGTGTTCCAGGTGTTTGAGTAACGTCTACAACATGTGGAAACGAAACAAGATTGCTGTCTTCACCGGAAACAGTCAGACTGTCATTATCGTAGACATAGGCGTCGGTACCGCTGGCCCGTTCCATCACCAATTCTAAGGTCTTACCACTTAGATCATAAGGAGTGCTTCCATCGTCTTGGAAAACTGAAATGACTTGGATAATTTCTTCCTGCTCATAAACTACTAATTCCGTCATATCATTTCTTCTAGGAGTACGTCCCTGTCCTGGAAGAATTGTAACTTGTACTGCGGGTGGCGGAGTTGTGATCACTGTGTAGATTAGATTGCTGGGCGATCCTAGTATTTGGACACTAGGTGTTGAACTTTCCCAGGAGAATGATAAGGCATAACCATTCGTTTCTTCTTGAGTTAGTTCAAATACATACTCACCAGTGGTACCAATTTCTGTACCCACAGGATTATCTAGCGGTTCTCTAGGCCCACCATCCTTAGATAGTGAGACTGTGATATTCGCCACGTCGCCGCTAACACGACCTTGAGAGTTGAATGCAATCCCGTGAACTTGTTGGCCGGGTTGATTATATTTCATGATTAACCAGCAAGATAATAATAGTATTGCAACATCAATCCACCCGGTCCTGGTGTAACACCGACACCGTTAAGTAATCCTACGGCACCAATACTTCCTCCTCCAGAACGTTGAGAAAGCCCAGAACCTACAATTACACCAACAGCATCAATTAAACCTGATCCGCTGGATATTCGACTACCAACACCTACCAGGGCACCTACAACATCAATTGATCCTGAACCAGAATATTGAGTCGTACCCGAACCAGATAGTATTCCAATAGCAAGGATCGAACCAGAACCCTTGTATGGAGTATTACTTACACCATTTAAGGAACCGACAGCATTGATATTTCCGGAACCGGATTGCTTTGAGGAGCCAGTACCGGCAAGCGATCCAACTGCATTGATAGTACCAAAACCGCTGGAACTTCCACCGCCAATACCAACAATCGATCCGACTGCGTTGATCGACCCACTACCATTTCTCTGGGTGAGTCCAACCCCTGTTAGTGCTCCGATAGCGTCGATCGAACCGGACCCAGATCGTTGGGTCAGTCCTACGCCTGTCAACGTAGCAACTGCGGTGATTGTCCCTATGCCACCGCCAGTTGAATTACCAACACCGAATAACGTACCAATCGCATCGATAGTACCTGAACCGCTTCGGACAGTGCTTCCGACTCCCGTGAGCGTTCCTACTGCGTTTACATTGCCGGACCCACTTCGAGTAGTGGAACCCGTTCCAGTGAGCGTAGCAACCGCATTAATCGATCCATAACCGGAAGCAGGTGGAACTACCTCTGGTGCCTGCCCAACACCTGTTAAGGAAGCGACTGCGTTAATCGTCCCTGAACCGGATTGATTAGCTAAGCCTACCCCTGTGATCGTAGCAACGGCGGATACCGTTCCCGATCCTCTCTGGGAGGAGAGGCCTGCACCCGTGATCGTTGCGATTGCGTTGATCGAGCCAGAGCCAGACTGATTGGCTAAGCCCACTCCTGTCAGAGTAGCAATCGCATTGATTGAGCCGCTTCCAGATCGGACTGATAGGCCGAAACCTATAATACTCCCAATCGCGTCAATCGAACCTGAACCGGATCGTTCTGTTGAACCGACACCAGTTAAGGTGCCGATTGCAGTAATCGTTCCTGAACCGCTCTTATCGTTATTTGTAATCGCATAGACGGTATGATAAACGTCTTGATAGACTGTATCATAAACCGTCTCTGGATAAGGTTTGCTTCCTGTTCCTGCTAAGGTTGCTACAGCATTGATCGACCCACTACCAGCCTGAGTTGACAACCCAGAACCAGTTAATGAAGCAACCGCATTGATAGTACCGAAACCTTCTTTGGCAGAGACTACTGGCGACTCGCCTGTCCCAGTCAAAGAGCCAATCGCATTGATCGACCCGCTACCCGATTGCGTTGCTAAGCCGGAGCCAACTAAAAAACCAATAGCGTTAATGGTCCCATTACCACTACGGGTTGATTCCCCTGAGCCTGATAACGTAGCAACAGCATTGACCGAACCGAAACCCTCATTAGGTTCGGCGGATACAGGAGCTTCACCTACCCCTGTTAGCGTCCCCACTCCATTGATACTACCGGAACCAGAGCGACTATCGTTGTAATCAGCATTCCATTCAATGGCCCCGACTTCAAGACTGGATCGGTTAGCCGGACCACCGCTACCTACACCGCCTTGTACCAATACTTCAACATCGGCACCCATATCCGATGCTAGAAGATTAGCATTAAACGTGCCGGATAAAACAACTCCAGTCGTACTGCTTACTGTGGTTGATCCAACCAGCGTGGCAATCGATGTTCCATTTTCCCATAACTCGATTACCGCTGTGCAGTTGGTCGATAGATTGGTCTTACGAACCAACACCCTAACTTCCTGCAACCCGGCACCTAGGTTAAGGTGGCCGGGTGGATCAGCCATAGCAACCCGAACTGAGGTTGCGTTATTATTCGTCGGACTAGCCTGTAACCACAAGCTATCCGGTGAATCTGGATCGTCCTGAATATCCGTAACGCTACCAGTCAAGCCGGAGCTTGCAATGATAGACGTTGGGGATAAACGGATGATTGGCATAACTTATCAGCTATCCGAAAGGGTCAACGTCGTACCAACTGCAAGGCTAAACTCACCTGCGGAGTTTGCTGTGGTGTCACCGGAAGTGATCGCTTCCGAGCCACGGAAAACCGTTCCAGCATTGGTCCAGACGCTGAAGTGCGTTACAGATTGATTAGCGTCCAATCCTGTAACGAGGACGGCACTGGATAAGGCCCGAGACGATGAGGACGCTGCGGCAAACGTCGCTGCTGACAATCCGGCTCCCAGAGCGTTATCGGTTCCAGCGGCTCCAGGTGCTCCTGAGTGGAGTCGGATTCGATCGAACACAACGGCATCAAGCATCGCGTTCTTAGTGGCTTCTACAAATGGCATAATACATTTCCTATGGTGATGGAGTAATAGTTACAGATACTGATTCGGAGGTATCGTCGTTGGTATGAGTATAAGGAACTCCGGTGCGAAGTGCATTATCGGTATTGGATTTGATGGTGGCTACGTCTTCGGCCTTGACGCCGGTCCATCTTGCGGTGCGATAAATCTTGATCGTATCGCCAGCGGCAGGAGTGAACCCGAAAGGTTCGTCAGGCGTGATAGTCATATACCCTGTGTCCAGGTCTTCGATGTGCGAAGCAATCCACCGGACCTGCTCATTGCCGTTTGTGATGTCTGTAATGACCATCAGGCAATTTCTGAGGTAATGCGGAATCAGCAACTCGCTAGATGATGTCGAGACCAGAACAGATGCGGACGAACCAGATAGTACCGTTGCGATTGCGATAACATCTTTGGCGAGAAGTTCAGTCACGATGCCTTCAATTTCGCCACTCGCCAATTCGGCCCTGACACCGGTGCCTGTGATGGTCCCGCTTCCTGCACCGAGGACCTTACCAATCAGATTACCAGTCAGGTTAATATTGAAACCCGATCCGTCAGCTTTTATGGTGATGTACTCCAGATAATCAAGATCGCTCATCTGTACCAGATCAGCGGTGTCGGAAACTATGCTGATGGGTACTTGGCCAGGAGATGATGACGAGTCGACCGCGAACTTAGTAGCGATCACATGACCTAAAAAGGTTGCATATCCCTCGACAGGTATATCTCGGGTGCCGTCGATGCCGAGACGATGGCGAACCTGATTCCAGACCGTGTTACTAAGGTTGGCAAGTTCGGTTGTAAGCTCATCTCTAACAGCAAGAGCAATCGCCTCTTCTAAAGCACTAGCCGATAACGCCTCTGCTCCAAGTTCTTGAACAACTGCTACTAATGGAATAGTCGCCCCAGTGTGTTCTACTGGGGAGAGTTTTACTGTTCCAGGCGTTGCCGATGCAGTTGTGATAATCGTAATCGAAGTTGGAATACAACCCGTTTTTGACGCAATCAAGATAAACGAAGTGTAATTCGTTTCGGCTTGTGTTGGCGTGTATAATACGATTCCATCTGTACTGTAGGCTATCGTACCTGCCCCATCGGCTTCAGATACACCGATTGGCTTGATACGAACCGTAACGCCGGAAGTTTGGATTGTGCCATCGGCTGTTAATAGAACAACACCGATTGCGATTGGCTCCGGTGATGCTGCGTTTCTTGGATACATAATTTACCTGAGCATTCTTGCCGGTTGGCTGATATAGAAACCACCGCCACCGCCAGACGGAATAGGGTCAAGCCATTGTCGGAATGGGGCTAGATTTGTATTCGGGGTTTCTGGTAAAGCAAATACAGATTCTCGAAGCAGAGCACCACCGCCTGCCGTGTTATTGATGTTAAAGTCACCCGCTGCGGCATCGACGAATGGGTCGGCAGTGAGGGTGATGTCTTCAGGATGCGGATCGAGGTTTGATCTGTTGCCAGAAGAATTGTTAAAAAAAGCGTTTCTCTTACAAGAGTCCCAACGAGGCTTAGAGGCAGAAAAGTTAATCCCAAAGCCCCCGCTATTTACTATGATATTGTTTTCTACAATTGAGTTTCGAGCTATAACTGACGTTTCAAACAATATCCCAGAATCGGACGCATCATAGATTACGTTATTAGCTATGGTGTGATGTGAGGACAGGGAATGAGCTAGTCTTATCCCTTTACAAATGCTATTTATAATTCTTGGAGAACGGTATCTTTGTACGGTTATCAACCCCTGTACTACACAGTTGATAACAGCAGCCGGGTTTGCTTCAACACCTGTGTTGCCAAAACTAAGGCCACCGGTCATAAAACAATCTATGAAGCTCAACCCCATCGAAATGTTGTTTACTACAGAAAGAATCGACCCACCGCCCACAGAGTTGTCTAAAATACAATTGCGTACTTCGCTTTCGCCACTGCCGCCGTTAATCCTCAAGCACTGAGGGGATACCGAGCCTGCTGCGGTTTGAAGATGTAGATTTTCTAATACCACAAATCCGGCATTAAGTGAAACCACAAACGCCACTGCCCCGCCAAACGTCGCGGACAGAATAGGCTTTTCGCTCGATGAACTAAAGATCCTAACCGGACCATCTGTTGTGTTGCCACCTATGCTGATCTGAGTGTTACTGAGATCACCCCCGTCATCGGAGTTTGCCAGGTAGGTTGTGCCGGTGTGCTCTATGTCCACTGACCAACCGGCCTTTATATCCGTCCTATTTAAGAACCTACTTGTCCCTGTTGCCCAATTGCGGCGTTTGCCTCCAATTGCCCAAATTACATCCGACTCAGTATTTGAAAAATTGTCATCACAGGTAACCTGCGTGCTACTATCAACGCTAGCGATGATTGAAAACTTGCGTCCTGATAAACTATCTACAAACAGCAAATCTCCTGCGGTCACGCCAGCCGTATCAATTCCGGTCACAACTGCCGACGCCGAAGTTGTCGATGCCCCAGAACCAAACACAGCCGTAGCCGGACCTAGACCGCTGGCCTGAGTATCGGACCCGGTTGAGTTATTGAAGATAATTGGTCCGTTTGGTGCCGTCATCAGCTCACCCGATTGCCGTTAACCTGCCACTTGTAAAGCACTTCGACGCGGCCTTGCGTCATAAACGTTTGAAAGTCCGTCATCAGCGTGACGAGATTAAACACGTCGCCGCCTGTTGCAATGGTACGTCCATCGGTTGCCGACCCGTCTAGGATCGGATTGGTTGACCCGCCATCGTTGATGACGGTGCCAAGGTCGCGTGCCAAGTATTCTTGGTAAGCCGCATCAACGCGAATCTTTAACGCAACGAATCTGTCAGCAATTTGCCGAAGTTCATCGTTTGCAAACTCGACTAGCTGTGGGTTATCTAAACTCATTGTGATACCTCAAAAACCTTAATTATTGACCCCGTGTTATACATCCCAACCTTCCAGGCATTCGCCGCAAGTAAGCAAACCTTGCCGTCTGTCGCCATTTCGTGCCCGTGAATCTTTCCATGCGGCCAAGGCTCAAACGCGACCTGATTAAATGCCTGCGAGTCGTAAGTGTAAAGCCAATTCTCGACCATGCCTCTTTCGGCGAAGCATTCGGATTGCAGGTTGTAGTCGAGTCGCCCGGTGCCAAGTCGAACCCAATAGCACAAGCCACTTGGCAACCAGACACCGCCGCTATTAACCGCATCAGATGCCCATCGCCCCTCGCCGTTTCGTGGCACAAGACCGACCCATGAATCGCTCGGCACTGTGTAATTGTCGGGCCGCTTCTCTCGTTTATTCCAATCGAGTGTGCCGTGGTTTGCTTGGCTCAATAAAACCGTTCCGTCCATCTTGGCACACGTCGGACCCGATACGGACCCTTGCCCCGACTCATAGCCGCCGCACCCGATCAAGTTTTCCGCATGGCCTTTGATAAATCCGCCGCCGAAGCTTGGCATACCAAGGCTCGGTTTGTGCGTGATGATTTCGCTAGTCGCTAAAACCTTTCCAAATAGCGTCAGCGGTCCCGGCGATGTGTCGTAGTGAACGCGATTCGACACCCACAAAACGCCGTCAGCAAAACGCAAACCACCGGCATACCCGCGACCCCAGAAGTTTTGGTGGGTTGCGATACGCTTTAGGATTGGCCAACCGCTGACTTCTTGACCGCTGCCAATCTCCGGCAATTCGTATTCATGGATTTCGGTTTTCTGCGAGTGCCCACCGGAATAGGCCCGACGATTAACCCAGTCGATCGCCAGTCCGCCGCGTGCAAACTCTTGTGGGATTCGCCAACCACCGATCAATTCAAAGTCCGCAGCGGTGATGCGTCCCGTTGGAGTTGGCGGAACAACCGGATCGGGATCAACGATGACTGGCGGTTCTGGTTCCGGTTCCGGTTCAATCGGCGGCACAACCACGGGTGCATTTACCAGATCGACCCGCACATGATAGTCATGATCGTAATAGACCGACGACGCCGGATTGGCCCGTTTCAGCTTACCCGCTGATTCGCTCGCCTCACGTTCGGCGATGTGCTTAGACCGTTCTTCGCCATCGACGAAGACCCGGTAGTAGCCTTGGCCAATGGCGGTTAGTTCGATGTGTTGATTTGTCATTATCGCTTTTCAACCGCTTCTTCGAGGCGGTCTTTCTCTGGAGGGAGGGTCTTTAGCGTCGTAGGCCTAGAGTGATGATTCGCTCTGCTGCCTCTGCAGAATTAGAAACGAGTCGTCCGTACGCTGCTTTGAATACGTCCGCCGGAACTGCATACGTCCCGTTAACCGCAATGCTAATAGGCGAACCAACGTTGGTCCAGTTTGTTTGGTCGTTGCTGAATTGAGGTTGGATAGACGTACCTGTAATGGCCGATGGGATGCTAAACGATCCTTCGATTGCACCACCGGCATCAAAGGCTTCGCTGTCTGTTCCTGCCGCTGCGATTTTGCGAGTTGTAATAAGAACGGTCATAATTCATGCCTTTGGATTGTCTTGAATTGTTTATGTGATTATTGAAGTGGAATTGACATCGTTCTTTTTTCTTTAGCGTCTTCCAATGTCTTTTTTATGGCTTGAGCATGAATCTGTGGAACAATAGATTCTAAATGAGTCTGTTTAGAAGTTGCGGCATGAGCGATCACAAAAGCTTCTATATTTGACAACCTTTGTGAAATCACCTTTAGTTCTTCCGAAACTTCTGATCGCAAAACTCTTACATCTGAAATCAATACATCGGCCGGAATAGTTGATTTCGTGATAATAATGATTTGCAAAATAATCACTAAGCAACAGGCCCCCACAATTGCACTAGAAGCCATCATTAAGTCATGGAACGTAGCAGGTCTCATGGAACGTGTACCTTCTTCACTACTGAATCGAGGATGGTGGCTGTTCTTTCCATTGAACGACTTACGTTTTCCATGGCTGACGAAACCGACCGTAAACTTTCTACTACTTTTTCATTCTTTTCAAAGTCAACTTTTTGCCTGTCTAGCTGTGGTCCAACAATTGTGAACCAAATCAATAAAAGACTTGCGACTCCAAAAGCATATGGTCCATAAACGGTTGCCAAGAGTTGGAATAGTTTGCCTGCCATGTGGTCTTCTTTTCCATCTTCAAGTTGTCCGAATGACATTACTTTCTCATCTTCAAAACTAAGGAGCAGAAATCGTCATAAGACAGAAAGCCTTCATGCAAAACTGTCTTACCGTCTGTTGCAATTTCTACAGAAGGAGAAGGTAGTGTAGTCGTTGGCTGTGGATTGATACACCAACCCAAGGCTAATAATCTTGGGGCGACTTCTTCTTTCCAACGTTCACATGGAGGGCAGTTATCCCGAACGTATAAGATGATAGAAGAAGTAGATTGTACGATGTTAGGATCCAACCCTTCAATGATTTGTTTAACTGCCTCGGTATAAGGAAGCTGAGCAGATTCAATAGCAGAATTTACAGGTACTCGCCAGAAGGTTAGCCAATTCTTATCTTGATCTTTTCGTTTCAATAAGACGTTACCTATGGCCTCTTGAACGCTCGCTGGCGTCTTCTCTGGAAGAGATAATAAGGCCTGTCTCATCTGTTCTGCGGTTGCCGGGTCGTCCATATAGTTGGTAGCCGCTCGGACTGCCTTAAAGATCGTCCTGTTCGCTTCTGGCGGAGGGTTAGGCTGTGTCGGCGGATTGGGCTCGGTAGGTGGTACCGGAGACGTAGGAGGAGGATTTGGAGACGTAGGCGGGGTCCCTATCTGAACGTTGTGCCGTACCTGTGCGATGGCGGCATTGGTATCGGCCACAATCAGTTGAAAGGTATAGACACCAGGGGTACCAATGGCAAAGACAATCCGTTCGTCAATTACCAGATACCGGCCTTCAGCTTTAGGGTCTACAACCCACAAACGGTTATCTCCAATAGATTCTGAACTGTCAAGAATCACCAGATCGCCCATATTGGCTTTCTCGGGTGCCTTAATAACAGCTAGAACTTCTGCGTTTAATAACGTTGGCAACAGGGCCAGAATACTAAGGATTAGAAATCGCATCATACAAACTTTAGTTCGGGTTGAGTGAGTTCTTGAACGATCTTTCCGTAGTGAGGAATTCCTACACCCCAAATCGGATCGTGTCCATCAGGGCCTTTGTCTATGGCATTCTTTTTCCACCATGGACGCCAATCTTCAATTCCATTAAGACGAGCCATACCTGCCCGAGCCATACCCGAGCGAACGTTAGCACAAAGACCCGCAAGGAATGGACAAGACATACTTGTACCACTCATTGTCTTAGTGCCGTTCAGATTGATATTAGAAGTAGAAACAATAGCTGCCCCCGGAGTGACGATATCCATTTCACGTCCGGCTGAACTAAATGAAGCGATAGCGTCATTGCGATCACAGGCTCCTGAGCATCCACATAAGAGATACCGGGCTGGATGGCCGATCGTATTGGTGGGTAAACGTTGTCCGGCATTTCCAGCCGAGGCTACGCAAAGAACCTTATGCTGATTGGCATACTCTAGGGCTCGCAGCATAGGCTCGTATTCTCCACCGCCCCCAAGGCTCATAGAGATAATCGTTGCCCCTTCATCAACAGCATACCGGACTCCATTAGCGATTCCTGAAGAAGAGCCGCTGCCTCGGTTGCTAAGCACTTTCACATTGATGAGTTGAGCCTTAAGAGCTGCTCCAATGCCCTCACGACCAAGAGCGGTTCCCGCACAATGGGTACCATGTCCATGCCCATCTCGAGGAGATTCGCCACTAATGAAGGAACGTTCCTTAATAGGTGTTGGAAGCCACTTATGAGGATTGACTCCAGTATCAAGGATAGCGATAGTTTCACCTTCGCCACCAAACCGGTCCCAAATTGTATCCCAGATTGCTTTGGGGAAATGATAAACCTCTGGAGCGGCCTGTAGGAAAAACTTATCACCCGGTTCTACTATAAGATCGGGCGGAAGATGCCAAATAGGATCGATCATTGTTGTTCCGGTTGTGGAATGGACCAGATAGGAGCGGTGATAATGGGCTGTCCGCTGAACCAAGGTTTAAGATACTTGTAAGAAGGATCTGTGAGCCAAATGTTCGGGGTGAAAGGGCTGTTCAATAGGGTCGGATTCATAACGCCCCCGCGACTATGTCCTAGACCCATATTGTGTCCAAATTCATGGCCCATTAGTTGAGCCAATTGATTGATCAGTTTTTCTAAACTGAAACTTGAACCATAACGATTGTCATACTTAGCCCAAATCTGTTGACCACACTTGGGGCCTCGGGGCACAATGGCAAGTCCGATCCAACCGGACCCACGTTGCCAAGTGACAATCGTATTGGCTTTTCGTTTTTCCTTAGTTTCAAAGAAAGCGATTCCAACGTTGACATAAGCTTCTTGAACTTTTCGCCAAGCTTCCTCAAAAGCATTTTCCCAATGATTCGGCATGCCTGTTCGGGTAAAGTAAACCGCGAACGCATGATTATTAGGGAACTCAGGATGGCAACCCGAAGGCCACGACCCTGAGCCCGTTGCATCAATAGAAGTAGGTAGGATGTCGGGACACCTACATCTATCGATGTTGAAAGCTTCCTCTAGTGGTACAGAATCACTAAGATTCATATACCAACGATAAGAGGCAATAGCCCCGTCTACCCGATCGTCGTGTATTGAAAGGGTTGATACCTCCGACCACTCAACATTCTGTAAGTGTCCATAACGAATCAACTTTCTAATAATGAGTTCACGATCCATCGGGATAGCCTTTGGGCTTAGACTTGCGGAGTGTTCCGGCGAATGAAGAACATAATGATTGCAGCGATATGCTCAACCAATTCTTCCCACGCACCAAACCGAGCAGAAACTTCGCCTGGAGTGGCAAGAATTTCTTCAACCGCATCTTGTACGGTTTCGCGTACCACTTCTTCTTGACCGTCTTGGTCAGCGGGAACTGCTTTGTTGTTGAGCTTCGAAATGATATCCATAATCAAACGAAGCAGGATGATCCATTGCATAACAAACCTTTCAATAGGGAGGGATAGAAAAAGAGGAGAGGAAGTCAACAGGGGGCAACCGTAGTCACACCCCTGTCGACAACCCTCCCCCCGGATGCCTAGATCTGGTCGGCTTCTAAGAACCGAGCCACAATCTGGTCTTTAGTATGGCAACCCGACAGATCCAACTCTTCTGCCTCTGCCTTAGTAATCAACGCCTTCTTGTCCAATTCCATAAGGGCAGTTCTCAAGTCTTCTTCGGTTTCTTGAACGACGTCAATGCGAAGAAACTTAGGAGGCGTTGATGGAAACTTAGCCGCGAGATCAACAGTGGTTTCAATCACTTCTCCTCGTTTGACATTGTATCCGGGCTTAACAATACGTCGGGCTCCGTTGGGAAGCGGTTCCCCATACGTTGGGCCTACGCGATGAGACCCTCTTAGAACTTGAAACTTATAAGTCTTTGTCATCATTAGAATCCTAATAAAACAAACCGGGAGGAGGGGGAAGAACCGGATCAGCTAGTGGTGCCTTGCAGAATTCCGCAATTACCATAGAAGTCCGACCGCAACTGCGGAACGTGAATACACATAACCTTGAAATTCAAACGCATACCGCCTTGAGTTTCCCATTGGACAGTGGTCATATTCAAACCATTAACTGCCCGAGCAACGTCGGAGGTCATTTGAATCAGCAAGAACGTGAACGGATTGGGCAACAGGTCCAACCGCTTTACGTCTCGCACATCTTCAATTTCTCGAAGACGGTTACGAAGCGTCTTAGTGGGTGCAACCGCTCCCGACGACTCGAGACGATAATAATCCGCGTCCAAATAACGCGACCAATCCGGGCTGTGATAAACCATGAAAGGCCCGTAGAACTTGTTCTCACGGAGAGCCTCAATGGCATCCAGCATGTCGTCCAACGTTGCAGCGGGATCCCATCCAACGGCGGTCGGAGCAGTGAAGTCCGTCTTGGTCAAGCGATCCGGGAAATTCTTGTAACCATAAACCTGTGGCCCACGACCATAGATATCGGTCGCATTCTTCGGATCCAAGATGGGACCAGTAACCGAGCCAATCGTGGTCTTCTCAACCATTTCAGCAACCCGGCGACCCGCTGCTTCAGCCATACTGGAATCGATCGGCGTTCCCATTTTCCGGCTAATCGCCAAACGACGACTCGCAAAGAAAAAGTCAACGTGAGTGATCGGCAACGGCAAACCTTCAAGCTGGAATACGGGAGCATCGTTGCGTCCCTGTACCAAGCCATCAAAGCTAACCATAGCTTCGCCAGGATCGCTCATGCTCTCGTGCTCGAGAACCATGGATGCCATACCGTTAAAGCCACCATACGTCCCACTAAGATTGCCCAAGTCCGTCCAGGCATTCAAGCGTTCTCGAGCGGCCTTGATCACCGTAGTATCAAAGGTTGCCCACTCGTCTTTTCGCAGGGTTGCAGCATTCACCGACATAACCTGTCCACCGGCATTGGTCACAAACGAGCGACCCCGGTTTCGGCCTTCGGTTTCCACATAGGGACGCAACAGACCGACGTCCATATTGTGGGCCATCAAACGCTCGGCCACACCACCAAAACAATTTCCGTTCGCGATGACGTCAGTGCTCACCGCTCCGATTCCACTTTCCATAATAAATCTCTCTGTGATTCTGTGTAAGGTTTTCTGAAGAAGAGGGTCTAGGATTAGACGCGTTTCACCCGGACAAGGGTATCCGCTGCCAAGGCACCACCCGTAGATTCTTGGACTTCAAACGGTTCCATTTCAACGGTACCGGTCGTCTTAATCCATAATCCCGTACTGGCGTCATTGATGAGCAGGTCACCAATTACAAGGTTTTCGCCCGAGGTAACCAAGACCAGCAACTCGTCGCCATGTTCCGGCATGTAGTAGCGAACGGTACCACCTTCGGCATAAGGGTCCGTTACCGTTTTGCCTAAGAGGTAGTCCTCCATAGCGATCCGTACCAAGCCTCGGTGTCCGTCAACGGTACCACCGATACCCACTACAAATTCGCCATCCGTGTTCTTTTGGATTCCCATACCCGGATAGATATAAGGATCGCCAAGACCGTCATACTCATTAACGATCACACCTTCTTCAATGTGACCAACTCCCTTGAGAACGATGGTCTGAAAATCAGTTGCCATGTTTTTCTACCTTAATTGATTGTTGTGAAAATTCCAATAACTACTTCAACAGAAGCAGTCTTATTTGCGAGTCATATACTCAGCACCCGGAAGCGGCAAAGGCTTCACGTCGGCTGAGCGATTAACAACAGGGGCTCCACCGGCTCCCATGAAATCATAGTTTCCCGAAGAGCTGTTGACGGTTGCCATAGCGGCAAAGGCCTTAAGATCTTCCAGCGAACGAGAGCCCAATTCTTCCGCAGACAATGGACAATTTTCATTGGCCACAATCGTAGAAATCAATTGCTCACGTTGTTCGGCTTCAACCTTTTGGGCATTGGCCACTAGACGACGCAATTCCGGAGGAGCTTGTGCCATCCACTCGTTCGCCGACATCTTCTTCGGATACTTCTTGGCAACTGCCATTTCCTCTTCGTCGTCTTCTTCCATTTGGGCTTTAGCCAATTGCGGAGGCATAGCGTTATTGACCAGATCGTCCAACTTATCGGGCTCGGCCAGAGCGACCAATTGGTTGTCCGTAAGGTTTTCCAAAACGTCTTCGGAGAAGTCGCTATTGGTGGTAATCTGGTCTACAAGGGCTTGACGTTGTTCGGCAGAAAATGCCATAATTCATTCCTTAGAGTTGGGGTTACTGAAATCTGACTTTATAAGTTTATCTAAAATGAAGCTTATTCCATCTTAGATTTGAAAGAGGAAACAGGCATGGTTGCTTTCTTAATCTTCCCACCTGGAAGCTTATATGAAACGGTTACTAAGTCGGGTCCACCAGAACCTTTCTTATAATCTTCAATCTTGGCAGAGACAGTACCATTAGTAGATTTGAATTTAACCGTTTTGCCAACGGAGATAGGTTTCTTTGGGGTAGAATCTACCTTGGCAGTTTTTGAGTCTGTAGCTTGGAATTGAGCTTTAATTGACGCAGAAACAAGTTGTTGCATCTTGGCTTGTTTATCGCCAGATTTGATCTGCGTTTCTTTAGTAGGAGTTGATTTGTCTGCGGTTGAAGCCTTTTCTAAATAGGCTCTCTTATACTCATAGAAAGAACCTACGTCACCTTTTGTACTATCACTCTTATAATCTTTCAAAATCTTAATTTTGAGAGCATCATCTATATCTGCTTTGCCTGGAGTTTCTTTTGTAATGGATTGTCCAGGTTTAAGCCCTGCTTCTTTCTCGGCGTCTCTTAGTGCCTTAGTGCCACCGGAAGTCGCTGCTTCGGGAGACTCGGGCTTTGTGGATTGGAAGTCGGTTTTCTTAACTTTAAAAGAACCCTGAGCACTTCCTCCGCTAGATTTTCCACCTATATCACGAATATGATCATGTAATGTAGAGTCAGAGACCCCTTCAACAAAGAACCCACCATCCGTAGCTCCAGTGAGAACCCCAACTGTTTTTCCGTCTTTTATGATCGAGTGGTATCCGGATGAATCTTCTTTAATTGAATACCCTTTGGGCAGTCCCTTACTGAATTCAGATTCTTGGGAAGATAGAGCACTTTGAGACTTGGACTTTTCGGTAACAGGTTTGTCTAACTCAGATACATCGTCAGGCCAAGCTTCTTTAGAAAACTTAGAAGCCTTTACTGATTTTTGAAAGTTTGCTGCGTCCTGTTCGGTTTGAAATATAAACTCCGAACCCTTATCAGTCGGTGAACCAAACTTGCCTCCATGCTTTTCTGCTAACTTAGCAATCTCATTCTGTGCCGCCTTGCTTGGTCCTTTGCCGTCTTCTCGCAAGTGAACTCCATGGGTAAAGCTCTTACCGGTAGCCTTATCTCCAGAAGCTCCTTTGCCGGTACCTTTCTTCAGGACTTTACCTTTGGGACCACCTGCTCGGACTTCACCGCTGCCACTAATAAAGATTCGGGATCCATCTTCGGTTGTACGCCAAACACCTTCAGCGTTGACGGTAGGTTGAAAGCTCCAATCAGTCATAATGAATTCGTTGTTAACAGTTTTCTGAAAAGAAGACTTACACTTCTGGCACTCGCCGTGACACTTACAAGGTTCCATTTCCAAACTCCACTCACTAAATGACAGCGTAGTACCAGACTTTTCATAGGCCTTAACTAAAGCCTTCATCTCATTAACCGCAAGCCCACATCCGTCGTCAAGCGAGCAAGCCCCTTTGGCGGTAGGCAATAGAGCTAGGTGGTCTGGAGCAAAATTGGTTGCTCGGTGGGTGTACTCTTTGCCTCTATAAGATCCACGCTCGGGTTGATTTTCTGTGCCAAGCCCTGTACTGACTTCGATTTTATCGCCGCGTTCAGTACGATTGGCCAATGCCGGATTCACAGCCCTGAGCTTCTCAATA